GGGACATCAGTCACAACATCTTGAAATCTGGATGGGTTCAGAAGGTTCTTGATTCTAAGGATATGTACGATGAGAACAGAAAGTCGAACTATTGGATCAAGAAGGAGGACCTGGAGGCCGTCGAAAAGCATATAGTGAGACCTGAGCCTAACAAGAGGTATTGGGGCTATGATGACTTGCACGACGTTAAAGACGACAAGTTGGATGCCATCCATAAGACGCTCAAATGCAGCAAACTATATGCCTCTTCTCAGTGTCTGGCGGCTGTGGCTGCGTGCCTATCGAGGAGGACCAAGAACACCAAGATGAAGACATGGGAATTTATACTCAATAAAACAGTCATATGCGTGTGGCACTCGAAGCACAGCATCAAGGCAAACTGCGAAAGTTTCAAAGTCCAGCTTATACGAGGCGTCAACTTTCATACTCCCCAGAACGAGCAGAGAGATGATCTCTTGGAAGGAAAATGGATTAGATGTGTCGTCGATGGAGAGACCGTAGAAGTGTCACCTATGTTCTCTATAACCAGCAAAGAACTCAACGAACTGAACTCCATGCCTAGAAGAATGCTCAACCTGTACACAGCCTTCTACGAAAAGTTCCAGAAGAATGATCTGAAAGATGTGATCACACTTGCCAACACTTTCTTTTTGGCAACTGTGGGCGGAAATTGGAGATCCACCACATTGTGCGGATCACACAGGTACCTGACAGAGAGAATAATGAGCGGATATATAGACCCATCTCTCCTCACTGACAGCATATGCAAGCCAACCCACAAGCTCAAATCTTATTGCGAATACTACTATTTAATACTCATAAAAAGGTGCATCCAAGATTGGAGGCAAAGGTACGAATACGTGGCAAAATCTCCCTTGTTCCGGTTTCCGACAACTCTCTTAGGTTTAGAGATGAACATGCACTATATGATGGGTTCTACATTCTCATCTGGCACAGATCACAGAGAAACATGCATGGAGAAGACTCTGAAAGAGATGATAGAGTTCAAAAACCGCAAGAGCATTATAGCGGAGTGGATAGACAAGCAGACCGAATTCATAATCTCTCTCGGATCCCCTGAAGCCATAGAGCACCGGTTTGACAAATACTTCAAACTCAGGGAGGCACCAGCGGGAACTGATGGAAAAAACTGTGTGTGCTTCTTGTCCTATACAGCGTCATGTGCAATCATAAAGGAGGACGTTCGGAGAATGAGCCCTGGTTCTGCGTCAGGATACGAATCTCTGTCGACAATGGTTACAAACAAAGCAATCCTGAAGGTTATGGAGTGCGTCCGTGGACCGGGAACAGAGTCCTACTACACCAAGACCAAATCCTGCATAGAAATGAAAGACATAGAGTCTTCGGGTTGGTGTAAGACGGTTCCATATAACTGTCTAGAGGAAATACGCAACGGCTCCCAACTAGTGTACTACTACTTTCCGAAGGAAGGAGCTCAGAAAGGCGATAGAGAGATATCGACCATGAGTAAGTCAATGAGGTTCCCTCAGATAATGGGTGAATCCTGTGTGACAAGTCTCTGCTCAACTATGTATGGCGACACAATGGTAGACAAGCAGAAGAGGAACAATTTTTACAACCAAACTAGAACGAAACCAGGTTACACTCAACCTGCAAGCTCTGAGGACAGAGAGAGATTTGGTCCAAATTTCTTACCAGTTCAGATGGGCGCACATATGAGCATACTGGCTAGAATACTAGGTGACTCAAGTTTGGCAACATCTGGTATGTGCGTGACGCTATTCACAGACAAGATAGGTGTCATGCCCGTAGGGACAGATCCATACGAACCTCACACAGAGAGATTGGCCTCTCTCATGGCATCCTTCACTAAGCAAGCAGAATTCACTGGTCGTAACAAGTGGAACGTAAATGGGGAAGTGGAGAATGCGTACAGCTTCCACTGCAAGGTTTCTATGGGTCAAGGGTTGTATGGCAGGACCGCAGGGGTGGCGCACAACGTAGTTATAACGGCGCACGAGAAGATACTTCATGCAACCTTCGGGGCACTGTGTGAACATCTAGTCAGCAGCGACGATGTCTATAGAAACATTTCTCTACCTCTGTCTATGAAAGGTATATCCCCAATGTCGGTTCTCCTCTTCTCGACAGACGCTTACCAGAGCGCTTTGGTGGGCTCAGGGACCATAGATTC